CTGCCGGAACATATAAAATAGAGACTGAATTCAAAGGTGAAGAATACGAAATTGATAATGTAGAAAAGAAATCATTTGATATTCAGTATACTGGAACTGGTACAGCAGCAGTAATGACTATTGATGCAACTACTCTTACAACAACAATAACTGCTGGTCCTGGAGGGGAAGACCTTTCAATAACTCTTGCAGATTATCCAACTATAAGTGAGTTAGTTCAATTCATTGATAATAATGCTGTGTATGATGCTAATGTATTAACAAGTGTTATAACAGAGTTGTCCGTAGAAATAGATTTTTCAACAGCTCAGGATATACTTGCAGCTCCTTTTACTGTTAAATCTGATTATCAGGCTATTTATGATGCAATTTCTGCTGCAGATTTTGTTGGTACAGTTACAAAAGATGGAACAATAAGAACAGTTCCCGATGTTGATGCTGATTTCATATATTTTACAGGTGGTACATCTGGAACAACTACAACCACAGATTATACTAATTCTTTAGAAGTTCTTGAAGAAGAAGATTTACAGCTTTTATCAAGTTCTTCAGAAGATGCAGCCGTTCATACTTTGATTAAAAACCATTGTGTTGATATGAACTCTGTTGAAGGCAAAAGAGAAAGACAGTTTTATGTTGGTGGAGCAATAGGAGAGAGCGTTTCTGCCACAACTGCAGCAGCAGCAGTTTTAAATTCATCATTTGGTTCTCTTTGTTCCCCTGGGTATTATCAATTTAATGATGATGGAGTTGAAACACTTTATTCATCTGCCTATTTAGCTTGTAAACAAGTAGGTATGGTATCAGCTTTAGCTCTTAATAATCCAACTACATCTAAAACTATGAATATTATTAAATGGGAAACTGATTATAAAAGATCAGAGAAAAATGAACTTATTCAGGGTGGTGTTTTAGTCGGAGCAAAGGATCAAGATGGAGCTCTAATAACAGTAAGATCATTGACTACATATCGAGGAGCCCTACTTCAGCAGAATGAAGCTTCTATAATGAGAGAGTCTTTATACCAGAGTGCAGATTTAAGATTAAGAATGGAAAGAGCTCTTATTGGAACTCCAAATCTAGGAGAAGGACAGCTTGCAACAGTTGATGCTATTTTTGAAAGAACGATTGCTGACTGGAATGGACTTGGAATTATTGTAGCAAATAATGGGGTTCTTTATACCGGATATACAAGACAAATTGTAGGTGATCAAATTGTAATAGAATATAATACATGGAATACAGCACCAACAAACTTTGTATTTATCACACATAATATATCTGTCTTAGTGCAGTCGTAAAGGAGGTTTATAGATGCCACTACCTAATGCAACCGAACGAATTATACAGCAGGGGTCTTTTTGTAATGTCGTTATTTACGATGAAACAAGTAATAGACAGACTCTTGGACTTGTTCAAAATGCTTCATACAATGAAGATTTTAATGTTGTTTCAGCATTGGTTATAGGATTTTTTGGTCCTGTATCTAATGATTCACAGAATTATTCTTGTACTCTTTCAATTGGTACATATGTTCCTCTAGATCCAAGAGAAGACATAACTGTTCCTTATCTTGATGGAGGTGAAACAACAATACAGCAATTGTTAAAAACAAGATCTCAGATTTCTTTAACAGGAAAAGGTACTGTTTTAAGCCAGATAGACTTTATTGATCTTCAGGCAGGTACAGTATATAATTCCTTTAATCAATGTACAATTTCTACAAATGGTGTTTCTATAGGTGCAGCAGCATACGTAACATCAAATATACAAATGATGTGTATTGAAAGAACAATGTAAGGAGTTTAAATGCTAGGGGAAAATACTATTATTAGTAAAATAGCAAAAGGTGAATATCCAGAAAAAGAAGTCGAAACAAAATATGGTAAGTTTACTATAAAATTTCCATCTGGAAGAGACTTTCAAAAAATAGCTGTTAAGAAAGCAGCTATGTTTGGTGGAATGCCAATGGAGTCATTTGATATTGTTTTTGCAAGGGTAGCAGAAAGAGATTCTGCACTAAGTATTATAATAACAAAATATCCAAAAGATTTACCTATCGAATTTCAAGGAGATGATATTATTGATTTCCCTGATGAGGAGGTGAAGAACTCGTTATTTAAAGAGTTCAATATATTTTACAAAACGACTCAGGACAAAATATCAGGAAAATCTACTAAGTGAAGTAGAAGAAGATTATGAGTTAGAGGTGAGAATGTGGTATTTGGACAGATTTTCACTGACTCCTTATGATGATAGATATTTAAAACTTTCATTTGAATGGATGGAATATTCTTATCATAGATATATGAATAATATTGACTATGGAACAATAAGGAATTTTCATATCAAAAGTAAGATAGAAAAAAGAAAAAAAGATAGTGAGAAAAAAGAGCTTGAGACTCAATTATCAACTTATGGTAATTTTTCTCCAGTAGAGATGAAAGATGTTTTAAAAGCCTTTGAGGAAGCTAAGAAATGATTGAAACTGGTGTAAATTTATCACTACAAGATAACATGAGTGCAAGCTCAAGAAGAATATCAGATGAATTGGATGGAATTGCCAGAAGTGCAGATGGTGTAAACTCGGCGTTCGATTCAAGGATTCTTGATGAATATGATAAAAAATTAACCCAGATCGGTGAATCATACTCAAAATTAAATAATCAAGTCGGAAGACAAGAGCAAGCTCAATCTGCCAGATCACGACAAATTGTAGGACTTACTAATGCTGCTGGAACCTCAATTACCTAAGCAGGAAGAGGAGATGTAGCAGGTGCCGGGTTAGCTGCAGGTAAAGGTCTTTCTACCCTTTTAGGTGGTCCTGCTGCTTTAGTTACCGGAATTGGTCTTGCCGGTGGAGTTGCAACCAACGCTTTAGCAAATCAATATGAAGAAAGAGCAGGTTATTCTAATAAAATAGCTGCTATGCAGGATAAGTATTTCACAGATATAGATGAGAATACAGAGGCTCTTAGAGGCACAATGCAACAGACTACCGATGCTGTTGCTAAATACGGTAAAACATTTGAAGAAGGTTCAAGGGCTCAAGAACAGTTTATACGAGCTGGAGGAACTGATTTTTCAGGAAGTAGAGCCGGAGCTTATTCTATGGCTTATGGTGCTGATTTTTCTAATCTTGCTCAATTTGCCGGTACCACTCAGAGATATGGACAGACAGGTGGCCTAGATGTAACAAGAGCCCTAATGAGATCTCAGGGAATAGCACCTGGACAATTTGAAGAAGTAATGGGAGGAATCCAGGATACATTTTCAGCCTCTCTTTCTAGGGGTATAGTAAGAAGTGTTCAGGATATAGCCAGATCACAGGAATTCTTTTCAAGAGCCGGGGTAACTTTTCAGGGAGGACTTGGAGCACAAAGACTTCAGGGTATGAATCAAGCTGTTTCCGGAGCTGCCGGATTAAATAATCAAAGTGATTTATTTTTATATAGAGCTGCTGCCGGAATTTCTGGTGGTGGACTTCTTGAGACAAGAAAGCTTATGGAACAAGGATTAACTCCTGAATTGTTTCAAGGATTAATGGGAGAGTTTGATAGATTCGGATATGGGAAAACAGAATCTGTAATGCAATTGTCAAAAATGTTTGGTATTTCTACAACATCAGCAGAAGAAATGTATAATTTAAGAGGTCAGACTGGATCAAATCAGGCTTTAGAGCAAATGATGGCTGGAGGTATGGCTGAAGGTGTTGGAGCTACAAGAGAATCTGAATATGTAAGAAATGTTCAAAATATAAAACAAGCTCTTGGTGGAGCACTCGGAGGAAAGGCTTTTGATGTAAGAGCTGGAGCTGTAGGAGTTGGGGCAGATCTTATTAAAGGATTTCAAAATATGTTTACAAATGTAGATTCTATGAATGTAGATATATTAAAGATAGCCGGTGTAGAAGGAAGAACAAGAGGTATTGGTCTTGAAAGAGCAGTAACGTTTGAAGATCTAGAATCATCTTTAACCAGGAAACAACGTGGAGTTTCTATAAAATCACCTTTATTAAAACAAATTGAAGAAGCAATGAGTGGTGGTGTCTCCCAAGAGGCTATAATGAATGCCATGGGAGGTTCTTTACTTGAATTTACAGAAGGTTCAAATGAAACTGGAAGTAAAATATCAGGTTCTGAGAGAGCAGTATTAGCTAGATTGTTAGAAGAATTATTAGAAGCAACAAAAAAACAGACAGACGCAATCCTAGAGCCTATAGAGGTTGAACAGTGAATACCTATGTCAGACGGCCACAATGGACTGTAACAATACGAAGGCCAGATTATACTAAATCTACACTTTCATACAAAACAGTACCAGAGTGGGCTGTTATTGGAGCTCCTGTTAATAGGATTGAGTTCGTATCCAGTAAAGAAAGAGAAAATACTCTTTATGGGTCTACGGATTTAATAGGATATGAATATGATAATTCAATCCGTGATATATCTAATCCATTTTCTTTAACCTTAACTCCAATACAGGATAGAAACGGTTTATCCTGGAAAGATAAAATACAGGCAAGAGATATTGTTTTTATATCTGAGTTCGGAAAAATAAGATATCTAGGTATTGTAAAGAATACCGGATACTCAATGAGTTTAAGTAATGAAAAGCCTACCAGATCTGTGGTTATCTCCGGAGAATCTATTGGAGGATTGTTAGAAAGTTTCAATTTGCCAATGAATGCATATCTTTGGTTTGATAAGGGAGCAAATGCAGCAGCAGAGAATGATAAGTTTATAAGTGCATTGAATTCCAAAGTAAATGAAGACCAAACTTTAGATGGAATTTTTACATCTATAAAGGACGGATTTATAAGTGTAGCTTTTGGAGCAAATGCAACCGGATTCTCAGCAATATTGAACTCTTTTTTTGATCTTAATACATCCGGCTTAACAACTTTTTACCCGTTAAATCTAAAACCTTATCAAGAGAATTCAAATACATTATGGTCAATATATAGACAAATACTTCCAGATCCAGTATATGAACTATTTGGAATATATAAAGATGGGAAATATAATCTTATTGCAAGGGAAACTCCTTTTGATAAAGCCGATTGGAATAGTCTTAATATAACAGATCTTAATCCTTTATATTTGCTAAGTCAAAATATTAACGATTCTGATGGAGAAGTATTTACACATTATTATTCTCAGATGCCAAATTCCGCATTATCAGAAAATGAGGTATATGCAAATAACTCTCTTAGCGAAGTTTCAGTATTTGATGAAGATAAATTACCTATTTATGGATATAGACAGCTTTCAGCTAGTTTCCCTTTCTTTGATATGGATGTAGGAAAAACGTTTACTTCTATAGAATTTCTAAAGAACAATTCTATAAGGTTATATACTTGGTATAAAAATAATGTTGAATTCCAGTCTGGAAAAATAACACTAATGACTGTTCCTGATGAAGAAAATGAATATATAAATGTTGGTGAAAGAATACGATATTTACAGGGAGCAAATAATTCTATTGAATTTTACGTTGAAGGTGTTAAAAGAAAAATGACTTATTTCCCGGGAATAATGACATCTGAATATTCTGTAACAAGGGGATATGAATACGGAAATGGAAGTGTTACAATAGAAGGAGTTACGGTTGCGACTCCACAAGTTAAGAAAATTTCACAACTTGGAAGAAAGTTCTTCCAGGTAGAAAAAGATGTATTCCAAGAAGGTGGGAAAGTTTGAGAAAAATGATAATTAATAAGAAACCGGCTGCAGTAAAGCAAACAAATGCTGTATCTTCTCTTTATCATACATCTCTTTCAATTACCTACGGGACTGTAGAAAGTAATAATACCGATTCAACTTGCAATATTTTATCTGTGAAAGGATTTTTAGTAGAAAATGTTAGACTTCTATCAACTGTTTTTCCCTCAAAAGATCCAACAATAGGAGGGGTTAAATACCCTCCTATAGGAGCTCAAGTAATAATTTTATATCCTGATAAGGATTTAAATTCTGGATTTATAATTCCCGGAGGTCTTGATTTTAGAAATGATACAGTAACATCAGACCTTTTAGATCAGGGAGACAAAGAACTTCTTCAGGGTGGATGGGAAACAACATTCGATCCTGAACTTGGAATTAAAACATTTATAAATGGAACTTTTGAACTTGTGGTTGACCCTAATGCTGAAATATTTTCTTTAACAGATTTTAAAGGAAATACATTTAAGAATAATGATACAGTATGGGAAATAAATGGTAATGCTGATTTTGCTGTAAGGTTTGGAGCATTGGAGACCGCATATAATCAATTAAAATCTGATTTCGATACATTTGTTACAACATATAATTCTCATATTCATATAACTACTGCAACTGTTGGACCAACGGCTGTACCTGGAGTCATTTCTCCTACAGTATCTACAGGATCTCCATCAACTGGGGATATATCTGGTGCAAAAGTTGATAATATAAAGGTTTCGTAAGGAGTATTAATGGCATTTCCTGATTTATATAAAAAGTCAATATTCTTTGAAATAATATCTCTAGATACTAAAGGTAGTCCTCAAACTATATTAGAATCTATGGCATTAACGCTTCCCCCTTCTAGTATAGAAATAGTTCAAACTCAGAGACAAACAGCAACTCCAACTCCAGGAGGATTTTTTGTTGATAATTATGGTCTTGGTAGTGCTAAAATAACTATAAGCGGAGAAACCGGTAACGATGAAGCTAGATTAACTATTTTAGGAGCTGGAAAGACTCCAAGATCTTTAACAGGCCAAGAAGTATATTTTGAATTTAGAGATAGAATAGCAAGATATTCACTTAATAATGAAAATTATACTATGAGGTTTTACGATTTAACCCATAAAGGAAATATAAATTTATTCCAGAGAACTGTAACCGATAGAGTTTCAAGATATACGGAAGCCTGGGAAGTAGTTTTAGATGAATCAGCTCTCAGGAGAACTTCAGCAAAACCATTTTTCTATCCTTATTCAATAAATCTTACCGGGTTACGACCATTAGGAACATTTAACCCTAGAAAAGCAGATACAGCTCTTGGATTTATTAGTGATATTAGAGATCTTATTGATACTGTAACTGTGGCAGTAGGAAGTTTCACATCAGAAGTACAATTATTCTTAGATACAAATTTTGAATATTTAAACGAAATAACAGGGATCTTTTCTTCTGTTACTGCTTTTACGGCACAAATTACAAGTTTCCAAGATTCAATAATTGAATATGAACAAAAATTAGGTGGATTATTCGGAGAAGTATTATCAGAGACAGAAGCTACATTGACTGCCGGATTTCAGATTATTTCCTTTCCTTATGATTCCCTTGATACAGCAAGAGAACAATTACTTGACATAAGATCTCAAACAGAAAGTCTTTTAGTTAATATTCAAGCAGACGGTAAAGCCGTTCTGGATAAATATAATTGGAATGTAACCTCGGACCCTGCTTCAGAAATAAGCCAATTGACTACAGATATAGAAGAACCATTTAATAGTATAATGCTTACAGCAAAACAAGATTCCTCTTATGAACCTGTTGGTGCTATATCAGTAAACGGAGTTGTAACAGAAGTTTATGGATTTTCAACTTTTATTGTACAGGAAAATACCAGATTAGATAAATTGGCAAGAGATCTTTATGGAGACCCGGATTTTAAAGATATAATATCCGGAATAAATAATATTTATTCAAACGATGAACTTGAGGTTGCTACTATTTTAAGAGTTCCTTTATTACAGCCTAATGTTAGATATTCAAATAATGCTGTATATAATATTCCTGATGAGAGAGATGATATTATAGGCCGTGATGCATCCATTAATGAATCTGGGATATTTGTTGTAAATTCAGGAGATTATTCTTTTGTTTCAAATGATGATAATATGCTTCAATCAGTCGCTTTTAAATTAAATGAGAAAAAAGGAAGACAAATAAGAGATGGATCTTATGGAATAGTAGCCCAGATAGGTTCAGCTTTAAGTGGTGATTCTCCTTTTGAATATTTAAGTGTTTCTCTTTCTGAGACTCTTATCCAGGACCCAAGAATCACTTCTGTTTATGGATTGAATTTTTTAGGAGATGGTGATAAAATTTACCAGGAATTTAAATTTGATACAATTACTAAACCGGCAATAGTGTATAAGGAAGGAATATGAGTTTAACGATAATAACTCAAAGAGAGTTCTATGAGAGTATGAAAGCATACCTCATTGCAAATCAGACTAAAATAACCGACCTTAATTCTGGTTCTGCTTTAGATACCCAGTTAAATGCAATGGCAACTCAGTTAAATCAGTCTATGACAAAAGCATCCGGTGGATTTAAATCTCAATTTGAGCAAATAGCTTATAATGTTTTTGATTTTCAAAGAAAAGATGAATCATTTTCTTCTGGAACTGTTGTTTTTTCAAGACAAAATGCAGATCTTGTTCAAATTGATATTCCAATAGGAACAATAGTTAGTACCACAACAGGGATAACTTATACAACTCAGAATCAAGTTTCTATACTTTCAGGTGCTACAGATTCCTCTGCTGCAAATATTACCGCAGATGAAGCAGGTGTAACTTCAAATGTTCTAGTTGGAGAAATAAGTGTTATTAATTCATCTGTAGATGGAATAAATTCTGTAACAAACAATACTGCTACTTCAGGTGGAGCAGACGTAGAAAGTAATTCTGAATATTTTACAAGATTTACAAATTATATTTTAGGACTTGCTGGATCTAATGGAAACGGAGTTCTAACAGCAGCTACTACCGTTGCCACTATAATATCAGGGTTTGTAGAAGACCATTTCCCTCCAGAGTCTGGATTGTATAATTTTACAATATATGTTGACGATGGATCTGGAAGTGTACCACAGGATACGCTAGATGAAATAGAATTAAAATTAAGAGGTAATAATACTTCTGATTATCCCGGATATGTTGCAGCAGGTATAAACTTTAGAGTAATGTCTGCCGGATTAGTGCCTATTGCAGTAGAATACACAGCTCAGATTGATCCTCTTAATACAAATGCAATTGATATAAAACCAATATTGGAGACCGTAATTAAGAATTATGTAGATAATTTATGGGTTGGAAAATCTGTAATAAGAGCAGAATTGATACGATTAGTTCAAGGAACAGGAGGAGTAGTAAATGTTACAGTGATGGACTTAAATGGATCTGATACAGATGTTATTATAACATCTTCACAGGTTGCCCGGGTTAGCACTATAACACCTACGATAACTACATGAGTCAAATATCTGAAATAAACGATCAAATTATAGAGTATATTCTCAAAACTGATGAATTTTATGAAGCTTTATGGGGAAAAGAAGATTTTGTACCAGAATCAACAATAACAGAGCCAAATGATTTTAATTGTGGTGCTATCGCTAATGCTTTGGAATATGTTTATCAATTTATAGAAGAAATTACAGAACCTGATATTAGCCTATTAGATGATCCTTATCTTGATATTGTTGTTTTCTTTTTTACAGGATTAACCAGATTTTTTGGGGAATCAAATGTTGATCTTATAACGAGAATGTCTTCCCTTTTAGTTAGAGAAGACATCTGGAGATCAGAAAAACTTGGAACTCCATGGGATATAATAAATGTTTTATCATATTATTTGCCTAGAGAGTTTATGTATTACATCCCTAATACAGTATTAACAGACCTTATGGTAAATGGAAATTTTGAAGTGCCAATAGGTGCAGAATGGACAATTTTACCAGCAACAGAAGATCGTACTGATAGAAATGCTTTTTCAGGAGATTATAAAATTTCATTTACAACAATAGATAGTATTTCTCAGACAATATCGGTAACAGCAGGATCATTCATATTAAATAGTTTTGCCAGACCAGCATTTACATTTACTGGAGATACTGCAGATCTGTTTAATTTACAAATACAAAGAGATTCAGATAGTTTTTATTATGATGTAGATGCAGAAACATGGGGAGCTTCTATTGTTGATAATACCTATACAACAGAATCCCAAGATTATGCATTAGCAGAATTCTTTATAATAGTTGATGGATCATATGATATAACATTAACCTTTACAAAAATTATCGATTCTTTTATTGACAGAATAGAATTCGGAGAAAAATTATATCCTGCTTTCCAGATTTTATATATAGATATTGGAGGCCTTGAAGGATTTGGTTCTCTTTGGGATACTGCAGAAACAAACTATGATGACGCATCATACTTAGATCAGGATTATATGTTTGATACAGCAACAAGTAGTTATTCTGATACATATTATCAATCATTAATTGATATAACAAAAGCTGCAGGTGTATTAGGGGAGTTTATTTCTGAAATAAGGGCAGTTGATCCAGATATTATAACAGGAGTATTGGCAACAAGTGACGGATTACAAGTTGTAACAAGTGATAGTCTTAACATAGAAGTTAATACTTTATAGGAGATAATTATGTCAGATATAGTAATTAGTAGTTTAGAAGACAATGAAGCACTTGCTGATGGGCAATACTTAATAATAGAACAACCTACAGCAGGAGGAGACAGGCTTGAAAAAAAGCTAAATATTAATGATGTAATACCGGAGCCAATTATTTACGATATTTCTTCAGCTAATCAAAATCCTATACTTCCAGAAGTAAACGGATCGCTACAGGAAGTATTAATATTTTGGAGTGGTGGAGATGGAACATATACTTTGACTTTGGGTGTTACCAGTGGTGAGACAGTTGGAGGAATAACCGCAAGCACTTGGACTGGTGAAGGTGAAGGGTTAATTGGGGTTGTTTCTGACGGTACAAATTGGAATGTTGTAAATTATTATTATTCAGGTGAATTCAGTAGTATAAGATGGATTAAAGAAATAAATGGAGATCTATTTTTTTCTGGAAGAGACTCAATATCACCTGCTGCTGTAAGTGAAATTTCTGCAAGTATAACATTACCCATAACAATGAATGATTATACTGTTTTAATCGGTACAGCTACTCTAGAGGCTCTTGTAAACAGTGTACCTTGGTTTTTGTATATATCAATAGGAACTTCATCAACAGGAGCAACATTTAGTTTTGCTGATAGAGATGGCACAGCAAGAACAGATACAGTTGATTTCAATTGGAGCATACAACAAAAATGGAGATAACAATTAATAGGAGATTAAAATGAGTTTATTTAGATCAAGATTTGAAGGCAATGAAATAATATTAACTGATGATCAGAATAATAATGGAGATCTTCTTGTTACAAACTTTGATGAACTATCAAACATAATAGGAGATACAACAATAATTACCGGTATGGATGTAACACAAACTCTTACTCCATCCATGGGAGTAGCTATTTCTGCAGGAGTAACAAGAGATGGAACTCTATCACAAATGTTATCAGGACCTGATTTTGCAAATGTAACAATAACTGCTTCAGATCCTATTCTTGATCGTTATGATATTATTGAAATAAGAAGACTTGAAGATCCAATAACTCCAGAGACAAGGCAGTTTAAAAATCCTACAACAGGAGCAATTACATCATCTTTAATTGATACAGAAGTAGAGTATACAATCGAAGTAAATGTTCTAGCTGGAACACCTGGAGGGATAGCTCCGTCTACAACTTCAGGATATGTTAAAATAGCTGAAATTCTTGTTCCTAATGCAGCAATAACAATAGTAAACGCAGATATATTTAATGTTGATGCTATAAAAGAAGGGGTATCAAATACAGGATGGACTGCAGATCAACAGTCAATATATCGTAATGGAACAATAAGTGAAATGAAAACACTTATTGTTGAAAACGAAGAATTGATAGATGATATTATACAGGGTACTCAACATTTAGTTTCTGTTAATACGGATACAATAAATGAATCAACGACTGGTGCAGGAGTTACAGTTGATAGTGTATTACTTAAAGATGAGAATGTTTCATGTAAATATATTAATTTAAAAGATCCAAATGAATTTTCTTTAGAGGGTTCTGGTCTATCTATTTCTGGAATAGGTATTCCTGCATTAGCTGCATTAAATTCTACAGATGTAGCTTTTGTAGATACTTCTAATGATGATCTTAGAACTTATAGATTTGATGGTTCAATTTGGTCTTTATTAGGTTCTGAATTATCTATTTCTGGTATATCTAGTCCTGCATTAACTAGATTAAATTCTACAGATATAGCTTTTGTAGATGGTGGTTTTGGTCAATTAAGAACTTATAGATTTGATGGTTCAACTTGGTCTTTAGTAGGTTCTGGTTTAGCTATTACAATAGTTTCTCCTGCAATATCTGCATTAAGTTCTACAGATATAGCTCTTATAGATACTAACAATGATGAATTAAGAACTTATAGATTTGATGGTTCAACTTGGTCTTTAGTAGGTTCTGGTTTAGCTATTACAGTGGCCGATCCTGCATTAACTGCATTATCTGCACTAACTGTGGCTCTTATAGATAGTAATAATAATTCATTAAGAACTTATAGATTTGATGGTTCAACTTGGGCTTTAATAGGTTCTGGTTTATCTATT